ATCATCTGTTGCAGTACCTATTTCCTGCTTTATTCTTTCAATTTCGTCGTCGTCTAACATAAGAATATTTTTCCATACCCACTGTTTAGAGTAGTATTCACCCACGTATTGTTGAACTTGATCCATGGTCTGAAGTCTTTCCCTCATAATATCCATGTTCTTAAGTTCTACAAAGTGGTTATCCCTTTGATAGTCAACGATAATGTCGTTATACCATGAATCCCAATCTTCTTCCGTAATAACACCTTTCAATAAAAGCTGCTTCTTGAGAATCTCTAAGAATAACATAGCGAATCTCTTACGTAATCGATCAATGAATTTTTGGAATTTGATTTCGTCTCGTGTAATTTCTGTTGTTCTACCAAGCGAGAATTGAGCTTCTTGCTCTAATCTTTGTAATGGAACATTAAGAGATCTATATAGCTTTTTCTGGAAGTATATAATATCTTCAATGTTTCCAAGGTTCTCACCGCCAGGTAGCGTAGAAACTTCTGTACCTCTACCACCTTCTCTTCGTGGCATCCAGAAGTCTTCCAGCATTGACATATGTTTTCTGTCGTCTTTTAGTTCACCAGTACCAGCATCATAGACTAGTTTATTTCTATACCTAGCCATAATGTCTTTCATATATTGTTCTGCCTTACCTCGTGGTAAGTTACCAACGTCTACATAAAAGATTCTACGTTCTGGTGCTCTTGCTAATCTGTAAATAACAAGAGAATCTTCCATCATTCTTAACTGATTGATGGGTTTCAATGCTTTATGTAAGAATGAAATAACTCTTTTTTTATTCTCATCCATTAGACCAGAAGTTACATAACTTACAGAGTCTAACGATAATCTAATACCGCTATTTGATTGGCCTGGTTTTTCTTGAAAGACATAAAATTCTGTTACTTTCTTAACAACAGAAGCTCCTGTTTTAGGATCTTTATCTTTCTTAACTTGTTTTACTTTACGTATTTTTGTTGAGTCGATAACACGAATGTCTTGAATACCTTTCTTAGGATTTGCTTCATCGACTACTAAGTGATGGAATATTCTACCATCTACGTACCAGTTTCTAAATATATCGTGGCCGTTATCGTTAAATCGTACCATTCCCACGATATTTTCAAATTCTTCTCGCATTTTTTGCTTAATCGTATCAGGTGCTTTTACGTTGTCTAATACAAGATCAACAACAGATTTATTATCACCTGTAGTAATTGCTTCATTAACAATATCTTCGATTGCAGCATCTACTTCTGGGTGCATAGATACACCGCGATATTTCTTAATTAGTTGGACATTATCCTTTGCATCTCCTTCTTTATCAAAGTCGATGTATTGTCCGTAGTGTGCACCAGCAGCTGTTACATAACCCGAACCATCCTGATCTTGAGGAGGTACAATAGATTGTAACTTTTCTTTATCTGTGCTTACTTTGGCCCCAGCTCTTCTGAGCTCAAAACCAAACATTTTTATTAAAGCATTATCGTCTGCCATTTAAGTTCCTCAGTTTTGGGAAGCCTCTTAATTGAAGCTTCCCATTATTACTTATACTGAAAATAAGTTCCTAAAATATTCAAATAATTTAGGTTGTTGTGTTTGACTCCCAATATTGGTACTGCCATACGCAATCAAATACTTCTATTTGATCGTTAGCTTCATAAGCCAAATCAATCTGACTTATTTGCTCTGGAAAAGCACCGCGGAAGTTATAAGTTTTTAATACAGTTTCGTCTCTGTCTAACTGTTCAACAATTAAATCAGCTTGATAGTCAACTGGGTTGGTAAGACCAACGTTTGAACTATGAGCATTGATCGCATTTGACCATCTCTCTAAAGCGTTACGGACATTGAAGTCTGTATCGTTATAGACCTGAGTTGTCCATGGTTGAAAAGTACGTACACCTGCTACTTTTAATTCCCTTCCTCTAAATGGTACTGGAATCATACTCATTAAAGATTCAGGTAAAGTTGCAGCACGTACTAAAAACGAGGTCAACTCAACATCACCCTGTGCAAATGCTGGGTAGTTAAGGGTCACTTTGAACAGATTAGGACGAGCACCACCGCCTTTTATTTTAGCTTTAAAATCATCTACGCCTAAAATAGCCATGTTATTCTCCTATTAAACTGTTCCTGCTATTTCTTCAAAATCAACACCAGTTCTTACAGCTACAAAGTTTAGAGTAATGTAGTTGATTGAACGTGCTGGTTTAATGAAGAGTGAAGCAATAAATTCGTTACGATCAATTACCGCAGCAGTATTATTGGTAGCATCACATACGACTCTAAAGTCTGTAATACCTCTTCTCCCTTGGATTTCTCTAAGGAATGGTTCAATAACATTTACGAACTCTGCTCGAGTAAACTCATCGTTAAACTCAAACATAACGTTTCGTGCAGCTTGCGATACCGCTCTCTCAATTGCAAGAAATAGTCTTCTTACATTGATTCTATCAAACGCAGAAGGTTTAGCTAAGTGTGTTTTATCACCAAATAACATTACGCCCTGACCGGGTATATTTGCTATAGGGTTAACACCAGCTTTATATAATGTATCCCTCTGAGATTTGTTAGGACTATATGCTAGAGCTGTAACACCTAGTAAATTACCTCTTCTTGAACCTGCAGGTGAGAACCATGTTCCAGCATTTAAATCAGATGCAGCCATAAGACCAGCTACTGAAGATGCAGCAGGAACAAAAATAAACTTATCGTTATACTTGTCATATACTTTTAAGTATTGGTTATCAACTATCAAGTAGGATGAGTTAGTAAATGTATCTGCAGTAGTAACAGCATTGGTAACAGCAGTAGATGCAGCTATGTTTACAATGTCATTTCTAGCAGGGGATGTTACTACAACACAGTCTTTCCGTGTTGATCCAGCTATAGATACAAGATCGTTTACAACTGTTGTTTGATCTGCTCTTGCCGCCATTCCTGGAGCAATCAGCATATCAACAGTAATATTATCTACGTCTTCGAATAAATCAAAACCAGTAGCAACTTCAGAAGTTGTAAGTGTACCAGAGTTAGCTCCACCGGATAGTGAAGTGCTCTTTGTAGCAGCTGTTTTTAATTGAGCAGCTGTTCTGCTTTGTGCAACTCTAAAGTCAACACCTGAAGATGCATTTGTACCTGCATTTCCAACTGTTGCGTCACTGTCAAATCCAGCAAAGTAGATATATTCAGATCTTGTGTTAATTACGTCTTTAATGTAGTTAGAAGTACCATCGTCAGCTTTTGCATTTAGTGCAACTGAAAGGAATGGGAATGTTTCTAATACTGTTCCTGCAGTACCTGAAATATCACCGTCCTCGTCAATAACAGCAACGTGGATTTCATCGTTTGATGCTGATACTCCTGTAGCAAATGTAGAAGTTCCTGGTGCAGCATCAAATGATGATGCGTATGTCCATGAACTAAATACACTGTCTGAGTCAGCAGCAGATAATGATGCAATCTTAAGTGAGTTACCTAAGGTTCCAGCATATCTTGCTATGTAATGTTGATTAGAATCACCGACTGTTAATGAGTCAAAGTGATCTTTATCTCTTACTTGGAGTGCTACTCCTGATGAATCGGATGCATTTAATGCAGCTGTGGTGGCTTCTCTTACTACATACAAACTATTTGAATATCTTAGAAAATTTGCCGCAGCAAAATAATCTATATTATTTGTAGTTGTTGGAGACCCAAATGCTTCAACCAAACCAGCTTCGTTAGCTACTAAGGTTGCGTTACGTATTGGACCCCAACTAAAATCCCCAACAAAAGCACCAGTTGAAGTTTGAACATTAGGTACTACACCTGTAAGGTCAACTTCTTTGATAGTAATTGCAGGAGATTGTGATGGAGTAAAAAGTGCCATAATCGTCTCTCTCTAAAAGTTAATAATAAGGTTAATCATAATAAGGTTTTTGTCTCAATACTTTTATTTATAATATACAATATTTATAGGTTCGTGTCGTAAATAGCCCAGTCTTCTCTCTCAATATCTACTTGAGGTTCTTCATCTAAACCATCATCTACAAACCCAAATGGCACCAAATCTTCTTCTATTTCGTTTGATTCTTGCTCAAACA